AGTATCTGATAGCTTCCGAATAAACCAGATCACCATAGAGTCTGAGACACCCAAGTCCCAAAATGTCATGACAGGCAAATGATCATTTGGTGGCAATGAACCAATGCGTTTATTGGCATACAAGAATTTAAATTGGTTCTTGTAGTAAGCACCTTCAACAGACTGAGCAAAAGCTTCACTAGGAATACTTGGATATTCCCGCTTCATATCCTCGCCAAGAGTTTTCTCTTTTGAGTGATACCAAGCCCTTTGCTTTGGCGTTGTTTTAATCTTGTGCTTAACTTCCAGTTCTTCAAAGTATTGAACTAGGCGCTGTGGGAGTTCTTCAGTTGGTTCAATTTCATAATCAGCATTCTTCCACCAAGAAAAGAAAAAGAACTTCCAATCAAGTGGGCTTAGTTTTTTGCTGAGTAGTAATAACTTTTCTGCTAATTGGCAGAATTCGTAGAAGTAACCGCTTTTACCCTCTGCTGTACTTTCGAGTGTGATACGACCTTTAAGACTGACCGCTTCAAATGCACCAGTAACAATCTCACGGGCTTTATCTGGGAACTTCGCACAAATCTTACCGAACTCAGACACATGTAATCGGTCTAATGTTCCACCACGGAAAGAGGTTGATACTGTGATCGAACCCCCTTTAACAAATACAAGCTCATCTTTAGTTTGAATCTCTAAAGGATTGGCTGCTTTGATAAGGTGTGGCAAGCGATCGTAAGCGTACTTAACCTTTTCACGGAACAGACGCTTAGCATCATGTAATGTATGGGCAATCAAAGCACACTTATCAGACATGAACAATGCAGCATCTAACTGAATCATGCACATCTCAGTGGTAAAACCTAACTGACGTGCCTTTAAGATGATGTTACGTGTCCATTCGTTTTCGAAGTATTCAAGCTGTTCAAGTGTCATCTTGAACTTAACTTGCTTACCCTCTTTATTCGTAATGTAGTAAAGATTATTTAAGCGCCATAACTGGTCTTTAAGTTTCGCTTTATGCTCAGGATTCAGCATGGCTACTCCTTATAATTAATCATCCTTCCCTATTTCATCCATCAACTCGGATAATGACTGAACTTCAAGTGTCAGCTTATTCTCTTGTTTGTCAGCTAAGCCAAGCTCACGGGCAACAATAGAAGCATTAAGCAATCCAGCACTTGCACCTTCAAACTTTTGAGTGAAGATAACCCTTTTGATATCGCTACAGATTCCAATAAAACCTTCTTTAGAGCAGTAAGTTGCCCAAGTTTCGTCAGAGATATCAAGAAAGAAACATAGACCTTGAATGGTCATTGCGCGCATCTTCGGCAAATCTTCAACAGTTACAACGCCCTCATATGCAAATGCCTTCGCCTCTTCTAGTGGGTTATCTGTAACCCATTCAAAGTATTCACAGGCAGCTTCCCATAGTTGTTCTGGATCTTCAAAGATCGGTTTACGACCGTGAGAGCTGCGCTGCTCCCAGAATCTATTACCGATTGGAGCTGCCATATATTTACCTCATAAAAAACCGCCACATGGGCGGTTCGTATTATTCATCTAAGGTTGCTTGAACCTCTTTAATATACTTAAGTAAATTATCTCTACTTAACTCGCTTAAATCCATAACACCATGGCCACCACAATTGCTTAGTATTGCCACAGCAATTGCTGCTTTACCTTTAATTTTTTCACATTCAATTACTGCTTCATATTCAAGGTTATTCATTGTCATTTGTTAGTTTCTCATTTTATAAAGTGAGAGACATTAATAATATGAAATTGGCAATTATTCAAGCACATACTTAAGATCATCAGGCGTTTCCAAATAACACCCGTTTTTAT